ATACCTTACGCCTTTTATTGTTACGTAAGCATCGTAGTCGGCGCTTGCGCCATAAATGGTGCATGCAGTTGCTGACGCACACGAGCAAGCTGTGGCCTGCGATGTGGCACCTTTGGTCGTTACCTGACAACTCCATGGAGTAGCCGAGAAAACGCCGCCTGCGATCGTTAACGCACACGACGCAGTTGACCTGTTGCCAATCGCAGAGATGCCGCCTGATTGAGAAGTAATCGCGCTAGCCGCATCGCAGTTTAGGTCGGCGTAAATAGACTTTGAAACCCCAGCGTATTCAGAGAAGTCAGCACCAGCAACAAAGGGTTGCGGTAGTGGCTGGGACACGTCGAGAACAGTCCACTCCACGGCTGATCCTGCGTTACCGCCAACAGTGATCTGTCCAGCAGAAGCCTTCGTTTGAATTTTCACAGTAGCAAGAGACCCTGCCGATGTCGGGATAATGGCACAATTGCTAAACGCCTGGTAGTTAGTAGACACAAGTCCACTTTGCACCGACTCGATTAACTGAGTACCGCCTACGTTAGTTAGCTGAACACCGATCGCGGCTGCAAGAGCAGACACGTTAGGTGATGCATTCGCGTAAGCGCAGACCAAGGCGTTACCTGATTTTGCAGCAGTCCACTGAATGCCGGGAAGCGCGCCTGAAACGGTTGTCACCGCTGGAAAGTTGTTGTTCTGACGCTGAGTCAGGGCGCATGATGCGTCTGCTGTTGGATCTCCATAGGCGGTGTTCGTTCTTGCCCATGAGCAAGTTGAATCGTGATAACCAGACCATGAAGCGGCTGCTTGATCAGTGCGCTGAGCGTACTCGACGCCAATCCCTTGCACTGGAATGGTTAAGACAGGAATAGCAACGCGAACGCCAGATGAAAACCCTGCGTTACCGTTTACTTTTGTGAATTCAATAGTCGATGCCGTCCTGATACCGAATGTGATGTAGCCTTGGCTTTGTTCATATAATCCTTGTAATTGAAACCTTGTTGCAGATGCGCTCTCTCCATAGCCAAGGACGCCGAGGGACTGTACGTTTGCACCACCAACAACCGATGCAATATAGTTATTTGGCAACGATACACGTGCTTCAACCGCTGTACATGTTCCAGGTAGGAAGTCTCCGCGAATTTGGATGGCATCACCCACGCGTCTCCACCACATGTTAACGCTGGTTGCGGTGCCGAAGCCTGTGAAAGTCGGGGTGTATGGAGTCCACGGCGTAATGTTAAATGCGCCAACCGTGCCCGTGTATTCACCTAAGAATAAAGCATCAACCTTTAAAGCCGCGCCATCACCGGTAGAGGCAATAACAATGGCGGGGTCATCTGTAGCAGACAGCCCACAAGGGAAGTAGATGATAGCGCGAGTCGAGCCGCTTGAGATGTTCTGCAGCGTTGCAACGCTTGAGACAGTAACGCCAGCCAGCGTAACGTAGGCAGTGTAGAGTGTTCCGTCGCCACTGTATTTGAATTCAGCGGTACAAGTTTGACCGAGTACACCGTTCTCAAAATCGCGAGCCTGCCAGATAGCAAGTTGCGAAGTTGCGGTGGCGTTGACAATAAAAGAAGTTGCTTCATCAAGAGGGCTGGATGAACTGCGTGTGACGATGCCAGATGCATCAGTGATGCCGTAGAAGTTGGCTTTCTCGCCAGCAGAGTTCTTTATGTAGTTTGTTGGCGCTTTTGCATTGCGCATTTTCTCAATGTCGCTTGCAACAAAGGGGCCAGCGATAGCGGTTTGCGCTGCTAATAATAAAAGAAGTCTGACAAAAGTTTTCATTATTTAGTGCTCCAATTAGTTTCAACCCACTGAGATGTGTCCCACTTCAAGCAGAGTTCATCGTCAGCATTCAGGGTCTTAGGTCCATTGAGATTCAAACCGTTACCATCAACCATTGTGATTGAGTTTGCAGAAGTGCGACCTCGTATGCAGTATTCCTGGCCATCACGTACACCAGCCGCAATCTGTGGCGATGCAGAAAGAGTCACGGGACCACCCGATCCCTCGGCGTAAACGAGTACGTCTTTAGAGCTTGCAGGTGCCGCAAACCCAGTGCCTGCAACGATTGCAGTAGGTGATGCTCTTGTGCCAACGACGGCGACACCGCCGCCACCGCCTGCACCGCCAACGACGTACCACACGGCATCCGAAAGGCTGTAGTAGAGAAACAGGCTTGCGCCGTTGGCAAGTTCAATGGTCTCACCAGTGCCAGTGATGATCTGGTCGCCAGCAGACCCCGTAAGATTTGGTCCGTTAAAGGTTGCGCCAGTAGAGTTTGTAACGATCAAAAGCTGATCATTGCTTGCTGCTGCAATGCTTGAAAGTGAAGTGACTGCTGCAGTGAAAACAACAATGCCGGTTGACGGCAGTGCCAGTGGGCTCACAACACCTGTTGCAACGTTTACAGTCTCGCCAAGTGAAAGCTTCCCGAACTGCACAGCCGAAGAAGTGGCAATGTTCTGTGGAAGTGAGAGAGTCACGGTGCCAGCGCCGTTAGTAACGGTGACTTGGTTTGAGGTGCCTGTGAGCGTCGCTGCAGAGTATCCAGTGCCGTTACCGATAAGTAGTGAACCGTTTGCGGCGCTTGAACCGTTAATACCGGTACCACCACGCGATACAGAAAGCTGAGCCTCTGAATCTAATGCGCCACCGCCTGTGAAAAAAGCTGCACCGGTCTCTCCCGTAATAGTCAGACCCGAAAAGGTAGGGGATGAACCCGAACCGATGCTTTGTGGTAATGAGAGCGTGATTGACCCAGAACCTGGCGTGACAACAATTTGACTTGCTGTCCCTGTAATAGTTGCCGGTACTGGTGCGCCGCCCGTTGACCCAATCAAAATCTCACCGTCTAGCAAAGTGTAGTCAGTGAGCGCGCCAGAAGCGTCGTTGCCAACAAGGCTGTAGTTTGTGCCTGCCGCAAGTTTAGAGCGTGAAATCGCAGCCGCAGCGTCGATGTCAGCGTCAACAAGTAAAGATGAAGTAACAACGCCGGCTGAGTCAGCGTGTAATAATCCCTCGCCAATGTCTTGGAGTGTGATACTTGAAAGGAAAATCTGGTTAGTGGTGAAGGTCTTTTGACCAGTGATAGTTTGATCAGTGTTGAGTGTAACAACTGCACCGGTTGTCAGAGCTCCAAGGTTTGAGTCTAAGCATTCCAGAAAAGACTGCACGTCAACAGAGTCAAAGCAAACAAGCGTGCCCTCGGTGGTGGTGATGGCAGATGCTGCGTGAGCGTCAGTTGTGTCGTCTATGTGATCGGTAATGGAGTTCTGGTTGATCCAGAGTTGTTCATCAATCTCTTCGGCGTTCGTATTCAAAGACGTTGCCCAGCCGACATCGCCGGCAGCAGGCATCGCTAAATTGTAATGTGGAGTATAAGACGTGGCCGCAAACGCATGTAGCGTTGCGAACATGAGTATCATAAATAGAAGAGTCGCAATAAACGAAGTTAGCTTGGTTTTCATATGACCTTTCAAAAAGAGGGGCCTCAGGCACAGTACAGTGCCCTTGGCCCCCACAGAGAGCTAAAACCTTACGCGCCTGCAGTACCGCAGATACCGCGCCAGTCGGAGTAACCAACAGCGTAGCGAGCTACGATTTTTTGCAATGCAACTTCAGTTTTGAAGTCATAATCAGAGCCGAGTTCAGGACGTTTACGCCAGTAGAACATCAACTTGTGGTTTTCTTTTCCACCCGACAAGAACCAAGCGTCTTCGTCAGTGAAGAAGTCACATACGATAGGGCGAATACCATACAAGCTCTTGATAGAGTTAACGGCGTTCACGCTGTCGTTGTTGCTGTTCACGATCATTTCAGAGTCGAGGATTTCAACAGCGTTGAAGTGCTCTTCTTTAGAAACGATAAGCGAAGCGGGTTTGATGTTCATGCGTTTGCCGGCCATGTCGCGCTGCGAACGAAGCAAAGTGATCATTGCTTTCATCGAAGTCGAAGACAAGTCAGCAGGAGTTCCAAGAACGTTCGAGCTCGTGCCAGCACCAGGTGCTACAAGAGGGTGAGCGTTCGAGAAAAGAGCCACGCCATCTGGACCAGTAGTCGAGAAGCCGCTGTTGAACACGTCAGCAGATGCGATCTGCAAAGACTCCATAACTGCGTCAGAAAGCTGAGCAGCGTTGTCGGCCATTACGTCGTATTCCAAGTCGTCGATAAGTTCTTGCGATTGACCGGTCATGATGGCCAGTTTCACAGCAAGGTAGGTCTTATCGAAACCTTGGTAGCGGCGTTGCATCGGAATCTCTTGCGCTTCACCAACAAGTTGTGCTGGCTTGTAGCCAGAAACTTGAGTCGATTGCGCGATACCGGTGCGCATTTCTTTAACGTTGAAAACTGCTTCATGGAACGGGTCGAACCGTGCAAAGCGATCTTGAACGATAAAATCCAACGCTGGTAGAGCGTCTTCAAGTACGAGGTCAGGTACGTTACTTCTTAAGAAAATAGACATTTATAATCCCCCCAATATCTTTCTTATTACAATCCAGCAGTGCCAGCGTTGAATACGTGCTCGTTAGGGCGAACCTTAACTCGTGCGTATGCACCCCAAGCGTTGTTAGGCTCTGCCGACAGGCCGAGAACTTTCCATTGGAAAGTAGCGGTGACTGCCATGGTGCCGTTCAAAGACTGTTTAGATTGCCCAAGAGTCGCGTCGCCAGCAGTGACAACAGTGTTCGCATTCAAGAACACGTCAGCAGCAGCAGCAGTCGAAATTTGAGCTACGAAAGTTTGGTCTGGATCGTCGTATACAGCGATCGTGGTGCCAGCAGCGGCCACGGTCTCAGCAGCAACACCCAAGATTTGCCCAGTAGCAGCGCCGACAGTTACGTCGCCAGTTGCTTGAACAATCACGATGTCGCCAGCGTAGATAGCAACGCCAGCAAGTTTTGGATAGCGCGTAACTCGCGCCTGTTTTCCGTCAGTCAATTCTGGGATAAACCCGAATGCGTCATCAATGTTAGCCATTTTATAATCTCCCCCCGAAGAATTTCTTTACTAATAATATTTAACTTGTGAAGTCTGCTGCGCCTACGCGCTCTACAGAAGTCTCAAGTTTACTGTGCACAACCCCAGGTCGCTTAGAAGAGTCAACACCGATGCTAGATCGTAGTGATTGAGTCTCCCTTTCCACTTCTGCTTTCATGCGGGCTACAGCTTCTTCGGTGGCGTAAGCTAATACGTTCTCACCGTGTCGAACTGTTTCGCCGTCACGAAATACGTTCATGGACTTGCTCTTGAGTTGGTCGATTACATCCTGTGGAAGTTCTGATTTGCGCAGAATTACCCATGGTCTTGTGAATCTGTCTTCGCTTGCCCTTGCAGCCACCCAACGCAACTTGTGTCCCTTAATTCTAAAGGGTACGTCCATTGTGTCTTCGCGGTTACAGTCGTGCGGTACGAAGGTTAAACTTTTTGATCCTACTTGTGCTTTGCTCATGACAATAAACTCTTTCCTTTGCGGCGTACAGTTGGAGTGTAGGCTCCAAGCGTTGCTTTAAAATCGGCTAATTTTTTGGCGTCCTTGATCCCAAAAGCTTTTGCGAAGACTACCCGTGGATCATTGTCGTCAATCTTGACTTTTTGATCGCGGCGAGTGCGAACGGCGTTTGAATTAGATACATCTAGTGCATCGTCACGGCGCTTATTCACATCCATACGGCTCGTACCCCTTCGAGATGCTACAAGTTCTGCGGCTCTTAGTAGAAGTGTCGGGCTCTCTTTTTGATAGCCATCTACTTCACATAGTTCGCGCATTGCGTTTATGGTGTCTTGCTTGAAAGCTGGATCCGCATTAATCGGAAACCGCTCGTAAGCTTGCTTGTCATAAACAGCCTTGGCATTCTCGGCTTGAATTGCTTTTGTGGTCTTCGTCAAGTGTGCCTGCATGTACTCAGCCATGAGTTCAGGATCTTGAGCAATCTTTGCTAGTTGTTCTTTGCTAAGCTTGGGCTCTTCTCGCACTGGTGGTGCATTCTGAGTCTTTTGCTGGTTCGTGATGAAACCCATAAGGTTTTGCATCTGAGCCTTTAGCTCTGATAACTGAGCATTTACGTCTGGCGCGCTGCTGTGGCCAGTGTCTTCGTTTTCTACGTCATTTTCTGTGTCGTAGTCTTGTTCATTTTCCAAGTCCATTGTACTTGTCTCCCCCCAGACTAAAGCTGGTTTCTAGAAATGCAAACTATTTGCCTTTCTTTTTCGTTTTAGTTTTCTTTTTGTCAGATGCTTTTTGCTTAGCGATGCGTTTTAGACGTTCAGCGCCACCAATTTTTCCAGTGTTTGCCATTCGGTTGCTCCTTTCTAAATCACAACATCGCTGCGATTTTTGTTACCAAACTCTAAGACGCGTGCCTTAGCTTTTGCTTGTTTGTCGGCGTGAAGCTTTTGAGCCTCATCTTTGGCCATATTACCGGCGTCGTGAATGTACGCTGCTAGCGCCATCACCGCTTCCATTTGGCCTTGGATTTTTGCAAGTCGTACAGGGTCGCCCGCAAAGGACGCGAGTGCGTATAAGCATCTCGTTTTTTGGAGCTCAAGCACGTCGAGTACGGCTCGAACACCTTCGTCTTTGTAGGTTGTGCGAATAGATAGTGCAGCGCGCTGCAAGCCTTCATCAAGGCTTTCCACCGAGAGTAGAAATGAATGTGGCTGCACACCCATGAAACGAAAGAACGCATATCGAAGCCTCTTAAACCACTGGACCATTTGGTACTCCTAAAGTGTCTGGCGCGATGCCGCCAAGCTCGCCGCCCTGTAGGCCGTCACGAGGTGTTTGATTGCCAGAGGCGTTAGGCACACCTTGTGCCTGTTGCGCGCTCTGCATCTGATTGTGTGCGTCTTGAAGTGCTCTGAATTGCGCCATCTGTTCATCTTGCGTGAGAAGTCCAAAGAAATCAGAGTCGATGAAGGCTTGAAGGTCTTCGAGAGCTTTCGCGTGGTCTTCATCAAGCCGCACCGTTGATGCAACATCTTTACCCATGCCAACCATAATGCGTGAAATGCGCTGTTCTGTGGTGAGCTTCGGACCAGTGTAGCCCTGTGGCTTGGTGAGATAGTCGTCAATGCGACCGATCTTGTGCACCTTAAGGAAGTTCACACCCATGTTGTACAAGTTCTCTGGCGTGACAATGCCAGTCTGCATGAACGTCGGGTTCTGAAAGGTTTGCATGACAAGCACTGACATCTGCTGCTTTTCAACCTGGCTCTGGCCAAGAATATCTGCAGAGATCGTGAAGTCGTATTCGCCGCGAAGTGATTTACGGTCAACCTTTCCAAAGATCGGCTCACCACGCTCACCCATAACTCGGAAGTATTGCTCTTCTGGCATACGCTCACGGCAGAGTTCGAACAAACACTTGAGCGTTTTTGACATACAGTCAGCAATACGATCGAAGTGAATCTCAAGCTGAATGCCTGATTCTTGCGCAATAAGGTTAGAGCCCGTGGCGTTTCTTAGAGCGCCTACCTTGTCAGGTGCGCGGCCAAGTTGAAGGTCGCCAGTTGCGATAAGTTTCTGCGCGTAACCATCAAGCTGACTCTGCTCTTGCGAGCCAAAGCCCGTAAGATACGGGAATGAAAACGGTGCAGCGTCATTAATGTCGTCAAGCGGGATGCCGTCACCAGGTCGTACCTTCCAGATTTGAGGCTTAAGAGTATTAGACGTGGCCTTGTACTTAAACATCGGCACGCTTGCGAGCATACCGTTATCCATGCGAAGGTTGTGAAGGGCATCTGTATTGCGACCGATGTCGAACAGTAGTTCGCCAACGCCCACACCATCAGAACGCTCTGGAAATGTTACGTAGTCAGCTTTAAATAATGGACGCAAGCCCGATGGCGAGATGCGTGAAAGGTAAGTCCAGCCAAGCAGCCGGCCAGATCCCTTGTGTATCCATGCAACAATCTCGCGCTTAACAGCGTTAACGTCTTCGCGCTTTTCTTCGTCGTCAACTTTTTTCGAAATGTAAGCAGGGCCATAATATTCAAGGATCTCATGATCGTGGCTTTGACCGTATTCAGGGTCATAACCATCAAGCTCTGCGCGCTCTGCCTTAATCTCGCCTTGTCGGTCGTTTGAAAGGTACTTCGAAGTAACAAAGTCGATACTTTCTTCAACGGCGTCTTTAAAGAATTTCTTCTGGCGAGCCTTTTCTTTAAGGTCATCTGTAGACATGTAGCAACGCACAACAACGTTCACGCAATCCTGAGGGTCATGCGCTCCGATCGGGAGTGCAATGTCTTCGGCCAAAATACGACGAATCTGCGGAGTCTCAAGATCCTCAACCACGTCTTCTTCAACTTCTTTGAACTTTGCAGAGGTGGTGGTAACGCCAGTAAGTTGATTCGGGTCAAAGGTGAGCGTTTCTTGAAGCTCTGGCACAAGAACAACATCACGGTATTCGTGTTGCGATTTTTTCCAGTAAACCTTTAAGTAGCCCGAGCCTGAGAAGACCACATCCCAAAGCCAGCGGTCAAACTCACGACGTGCGCCAAGTTTGTTGTTCGACTGCTTGTAGAGTACCCAGTCCATATAACGCTTGATGGGCACTTCGCGATCTTGAAAGACTTCCTTAATAGACTCAACCGAGTAGAATCCGTTAGGGTTTGAGAAGAGTTGCCAGAGTCTGGCGTGTACGGCTTTACCGTAGGTCAACGTGAGTGGTACGTGAAAATTCGAACCCCAGTCCCAAGGGCTAGTGTTCTCATACGCACGTAAGTCACGCCAGCTAGCTTCAACAGCTTGCCGCGTCTTCTGGTTTTCAGTGCGCTGGTTGTCGTATTCATCCCATGTTTTACGGGCAAGTCTTACGATGTAATCCTCATCCACTGAATCTTGTGATAGCGATTGATCGCGCTTCGACACTGTTGCTTGAGCCATATCCCCTAAACTCCCCCATTAAGTTCACCGGCTGAGTGGTCTCCCCCGAGGTCTCAGCGACAGCGCCAATTGTCAACGCTATCTGTAGTACTGCGTCTATAATATCGTCTTTTTTCTTAACTGGGCGACCGGTAGCATCGTTTACACGATCTCCCTTAAACTGTGCCCAGCGGTAGCTTTCGATCTCTTTAACGAACGCGTTATTGTCTTCATTATCAAATACGTAAAAGTCAGGGCGCTCTTTCTGGCCCCTCTTCATAACTTTAAGCCACCTTTTGAAAAGATCAATCTTACCTTGCACGTTTTTTGGTGCCACTTCGATTCGTGGACCGTTTGCGCCGCGAGGGCCGATCATCATTTCCATTTCTTCTCTCACCGAAAGCCTGCGAGCAGTGGGATCTTTGTTCGAACGTTGCCACATCGGAACCGATGACGAGTTGTCTATAAGTGTGCGCTTGATATAAGGACGCATCTCACCATGAATCGGCAAGCGAGCTCTACCCATAAGAATGGCGTCGGCGATCTCATCAATCGTCTCACCCGCGTACATGCTTGAGAGCAAAATCTTTGATCCGTTTGGCGCGAGCGCGACCCACACAATTGCCCACGGTTTCTGTGGATGCGGGTCAATACTCTCGATGATCGGCCACGAGTGCGGGATGTCAAACTCAGGTATAAGATGCTTCTCGTGTGACCATGCTTTAAAGATCATGCCCGACATCTGCACAAACATGCCGTGTACGCGAGCCTTTTTCTCTTCTTCATCGTAAAGAGATGCGAACTCTTCAAGCCGCTGGCGGCCAGTTACTTCGTCACCCTCGCCGATGTTCTTGGCGTTTGCCCACTGATCAAAGATCACGTACCACATGAGCGAGTGATTGTTAGAGTCTCGAATCTTTTGAAATTCAGTAAAGAGCCAGTCGCAATTGAGCGGCGTGCCCGTAAGGTACATCCTACCGCCACGGTCTGTGCACGATCGCCACATGGCAACCCATATTGTTCGCGGTGGTGGCTCGTCAAACCAGACAAGATCGTAGTCCGTACCCTCGAACACCATTGGGTCTTGGTCCCATGAGTAAACGTCTGTAACGGAGCCAGATGTCCAATATATACGAGAGATCGCGCCTGCTTGGTTGCGGTCAACATCTTTAATAATCGCGCCACCATTGAGCTTGCCGGCCCACTCTATAAGTTTGGGTTCTAAAATCTTAATCGCATGGTTCGAGAAGTCTGGCACTACGATCGCAGACTTGATTGGTGTTTTAACCTTTTGGAATGGATGCGTGCCGGCGTTGTGCCAGATGAACTCAACACAGCCACCAGTAGACTTGCCGCCACGGTTGCCGGCAAAAACAAAGCGAATTCGCTTTGAGCAAACGTGAAAAGCCTCTTGCCCAGCGTGCATGGTCTCTGGATAACTCTCGATCTTGCGACCGATGCGGGCTTTCTTAAGTTCTGAAACCTGTTGAGCTACGCGAAATAGCTCCTCTTGGGTCATGTTCTCAAGTTCACTTGTCGTAATTTTCATCGTCATCCACGATCTCAATACCTTCGGCGGCAAGATCTTTTGCTGATCCACGAATCATAGCCATGAGAGCAGCCTTCGGTGTTGCGGGATCTACGCGACCAGTGATTTCATGCTTCTGTGTTGCGGTGTGGCCAGCCAACGCGAGCATGGTCTTCATTGCGTCGAGTCGGTTTTTTTCCTTTTCACCAGTAAGGGCCATGCTCGCAAGCTCTGCGGCCATGAACTTTGCTGACTTTTGAAAAAAGGTAACAGGGTCAAACTTCTCAGAAAGAAGCATCTCAAGCACGGGTTTGAATTTTACAAACTCAGTCCTGTAGTCGATCGCTGCGATCATATCGTCTTCGATGCACGCATCTGTAAGAAAGTGATCCTGCTTGCCGCGATGAATGCGAACCTTGTTCTGCTGGGCTTTAGCTTTAACAGCGTTTCTTTTTGCCGTTTTTAATTCTTTTTCTTTTGCCTGCAGATTTTGGTCGATCTCCGCTATCGAACTTCTTGGACTTTTTGACATTAGAAAGACTCCCCAAATTTGACTTAAGTAACATGTCTGTACCCCTGACTTTTTAGTTTGAGGGGTATCTGGCTTTTTTGCAAGAAGTGACGCAGACTTGATTTTGGGGAGATCATTCAGGGTTGGGGAATCCTAAGATCAATTATAAGTACAACAATTCAGAGAAGGTGAAGCCTACAACCGGCTTGCGCACGTTCGCGTTTGCCTACTGGTACAAGGGCGAACCGAAAGCTGATGATGAATTTCACTACGCAAAATGGCGAGGGCGTTGGCACCTCTTGAAAGGCATGTACATCGTAGCCCGTCAGCCGGTACTAAAGGCTAACGAATCACCCCCAATAGAATCTGACTTCTTTAGATTCTGCGACATATTTTTCCAGAAGCCACAAGAGAAAATCATTGAGCGTGCAAAAACCTTTGACGACGAAATGCAGTTTTTTACGGCGTACTGGTTTACAAAAGAAATGGATGAAACATGAAAAAAGCTTTGATTCTGCTCGCACTCGCTGGATGTGCTCAACTAAAAGAGTTTAACGACTCATTCGAACCCAAGCCCGACATCACTCTAGAAAACGGTATTAGACTTGGCGAGGGGGCGCTGCCTGTAGACGTTTCTACATGCCAATACAAGGTGCACAATCGCGGCACAATTCCAAAGTGGTTCATTGACGACGTGATCGCCGTTGCTAACAAGACGCCTGACTGGGTGTTTGCCGAAAACTCAAATGACGATATCTACTCTTCGATCAAGCCACAGCTTGGCCCGTGGAAAAGCCTGCGTCACAGAAAAGCGGCAATGGTAAATGTTGTTTTGGTGGCCGCAGGATTTGAAAGCTCGTGGGACTACGGCGCAGACAGGGATAAGTCGGCAAGTAATACGTCATCTTGCACAAGGGAAGTTGGCATACTTCAATCGTCTGGCAACTCAAACCATTTTTCAAAGTCACTCGGCGCATACCAGCAAGAGGTTTGCAACTCGACTGCGTGCGACGGCTTTAGAGCGTGCTCTAAAGCGCCAAATGCAAACTTTCAAAAAGAGTTTCCAGTGGGCCACTTCATGCGGCTTGTACGTTTTACGATCAAGCACCATGGCCCGCTCGCAAGCAAAAAGATTAACCCATGGCTAAAAAAGTCATGCGTATCTGCGATCGAAAAAAAGCTTAAGTAGTAAAGGGGATTTAAATGAAAGAATTCTGGGACTGGCTAGTAGCCTTATTCACAACGCCCGCAAAAGAGTACACCTATATAAGTCACATTCCACGCTACGGCGCTAACGGTACGCACGTTAGCCTGCTGCAAGCGGCACTCATCGCACTTGGTTACAAGATCATTCAAGATGGCAAGTTTGGACCGCAGACAGAGCGGGCTGTGATCGCCCTGCAGAAATCACTGAGGCTTCCAGGCTCTGGCGTGATCGGCAATATAACGCTTGAGGCTTTAAGCTTAAAGGTTGGCGAGAAGCCCGTTACCGGATCTAAACTCGATAACCCAGCCTACCTTGAAGCAAAGAAATACGCTGGAAAGAAAGAAAGCGATACAGCGTGGAGTAAGTTCTTATCAGGCTTCTGGAAAATCGTCGGACTGCCTGGGTACAGCACTATTCGAGGTAACACCTACGCTTGGTGCGGGCTCTTTGTGGCCGCAATGCTTTCACTCACTGGGTTGAAGTGGCAAAAAGATGGTGCGGGCGCAAAGAACTGGGATAAGTACGGGCAGACAATCAACTGGCGTGAAAACGGTATTCCACGGGGCGCTGTAGTGCGCATAAACCACAAGAAATCATGCACAGCCGGCAGCGGCAACCACGTTGCCTTTGCTGACGCTGACTGCACCGCAAGCGATCTCACAAAGTCTGGCGCAGTCATCCCACTCTTTGGCGGCAACCAAAGCGATCAAGTGAAGCGTTCAATCTTTTCTGCTGGCGAAATCTGTGAAGCTAAGTGGCCATCTGAACTACCACTGCCTGACAAAGTTACAAAATCCGTAAACTGCGACGGCAAAGCAGAGTCAGGCGAGTCTACACGATGAAGGATCTTACGCGAATGCAACCGATCACGCTCAGACCATACATGGATCTTAGGCCAAAACCGGCAACCTTTTTTTCTACCTTTAAGAAGCTTGTCTTTTTAGGCGCTCGATAGTATTAAGAATTACAGAGCGTCAAAGAGTGCTAAAGGGTTAAAGCTACACCTTCCCGGCGTGCCAAACCTAGCCACCACTCTTTGACGCTTTACCTTTCTACCGCTTCGGCGTGTCAAGAAAAATTACCGCTAAATTTTTAATCCCTACAATGTCAGCTTATAAGCTTATACAAGGGGAGATCACTTGTGATCGTTGTTAAGGTTCTAAGCGCGTGGATACTTTTAAGCATCATCGCTGCTCTTCTCATGGGGCACATTATTAAAAACGGTAAAGGGGACTGATATGAAAAAAGTATTATGCGTTTTGATCTTAATCGCTGCTGGATGCAGCGGCCCAGTGACGAGCACTGGGGTCTACCACGGTAAACTGGTTGACGTTAACTGGGGTGGTATCTTTTTTAACTCTTGCGAGATCAAGCAGCAAACAAGCGCAATGAACTCGCGTGACGATCGCTCTAGCAGTCGCTCTGCCACCTTGTGTGGTGAACTACGCTCAAAGATCGGCCAAGAAATCACAGTTGAATACGAGACGCACCTCTGGCCATCAATCAAACTTGATACGGCTGACGAAGTGATCGCGGTTAAATAGTATGTTCTCAGAGAACCGTGGAGTGGGCGAGCTTCGATGGGCTTTCACAAGTGAAGGCTTCCAGCTTTCCATAAAGGGCATCGTGCCGGCTCCAAGTAAAGAAGTAATACTGCAGCATGCACTCGTTGCCATTCTGCAAATCGCTGACGTTGAAAAGCTCGATGGCGAGATCGTGAAGTCTGCCGTCAATGTACGAAGGGATCTTGAATGACTCGTAAAAACGGCGCGCAGGCACCAGTGTTTAACCCGCCAGTCGGACCTGTACCACGCTCACCACTTATGAAGGTTGAATCGCAAATAGCCATGCTGCTAGCTATTCAGCCGAAGCGAGAACTTCGAACAACACACCACACACACGATATTCGCGGCTGGCGATCTTTAAGGGAAGCAACAGATGAAACAATTATTAGATTTTTTGAATTCAGACGCGAGAACTTCTACGTCAATGGTGAAATTGCGACAATATTTTCACTCGTCAAATCCTTCAAAGAAACTGGCGCATGGAAAGAGCGACCTAGGCCAAAGGTGGTCGAAGAGTTGCCAGGAGTGCCTAGTGAACGGGCGGGCCTGGTTACGGATCACCAAGGATGGGTCATTTGAACATATTCCGTTAGCCTCTATACTCCGCGATCCATAAAAGTGTTATCGTTTTTGGATGGGGAGAAAACTTAAGAAACGCTTGCCCGCTATCGCCTTCATACCGCACTTGAACGCCAGAGTTTTTGGCTTTTTTGGGTGGCCAATAGAGGATCGCAACGCCTACCTCTTCAAACACTTCAAAGTCACCCTGAACCCGCCAATGGATCACTACGCTGGCGCTTCAACTCTTATAACAGGGCCAAAGGGTGTCTTGTGCATAATCGAAATAAGCTGGCCATACGACAACTCACCACACTGGCACGCAACACTTGCGCACGAGTCGGTGCATGCTGCAATGCAAATCCTTGGATACCTCGGGCAGAGAAGCATCGCCACACTTCCAGAAGAGCACGAACATTTCACGTATCTTGTTGACCATATTCACGGCACGCTACTTGACGGCACCATGAAGTCGGCTAAGAAAAAGAAATGAACCCTTTAATAGCGGTAAACGACGACTTCTTTAAATCACTCGACTGGGTGAAAGATCTTAAACGCGAAGACTTCAAGGATTTTGAACTTGGCGTCGATAACGTCGTCTACCCGCACATCTGCACAGAGCTTCCAAAGGGTGTCGAGTTTGAATTTTTGTACAAGCTTGAGCGATTGATTTTTCGAAAGGTTGAACCGCAATACCTTTTCTTGCGGGCAATGCCAGAGGGCACCGTGGCACCTTCAAAGATCCACTCAGATCGCGACATGGGTAACTTTACGGCTCACGTGTACCTTAGCCGGCAAACGGTGGCGAGCACCGCGTTCTTTCGGCACGTAGACCTGGGCTACATGGCTGAGCGCCACATGACCGGCAGCGAATGGACGCAAGACCCTGCGGAATGGGAAAAATACCTTACAGTGCATGGCAAGCAGAACCGCATTCTTGTTCACGGTGCTGCACCTTTTCACTGCGCTGAGCCAGAAAACGGCTTCGGCACGCTTGGAATCGACGCAAGGCTCGTGCTCACTTGCTTTTTTAACGTATCCTAAAGGCATGAACATCAAAGACCTTGAGCACGTAGGCGATATTGAAGAGAGCACACTTGAAGACGAGCTTGAGGCTGCGATAGAGTATGCGAGCGACTACGGGCTAGCTTTTTTTGTGGTGTTTGCCGATCGCTCGCTGGCGCGCGTAGGGTTTGAAGAAATGGAAGAGATCATGGCCGAATGGCGTAAACGGGTAGCACAATGTTAACTGGTGACGGCAAGCTGCACAGGTTCTTTGAGGGTGGTGAGACGATGAGCGAAATGAATCATGAGTACAAGTGTGAAGTGAAAGAAGTTTGTGTGTGTACTGACCTTTCGACGTGCGAGTGCTGCCGTGACAAGCTTGCCTCAAAACTAAAGCAAAGATACAGGCCGCTTAGAGGTGGCTTCATTTTGCCAGAGCATGAGCAGCGTGAGCTTGAAAAGAAATACCCAGACAATGGCTTGCTCCAAAAGATCCGCGATGAGGCGCTCGCAGGCGATCCGGTTGACCACCCAAAGCACTACACCGTCGGCAAGATCGAAGTGTGGGACTTTATCGTGGATCAAAAAATGAACTATCTAGAGGGCAACGTCGTGAAATACGTTAGCCGGTACAAAACGAAGAATGGTGTTGAAGACTTGAAGAAAGCTCGCGCCTACCTCGATAAACTTATTCAGGGGTTTGATGTTTAACCCTCGTTTCACATGGAGTGAAGCCTACGTGCAATGCGCTACGGACATCTGGCGGTAAAGCTGGACGCAATCCTCGGCCTGTGTGGCTACCGAGCAGTCGTCAGGAACGTAGGCGTCGGTGGCAGTTTTAAAGGAGCCTCAATGAAAAAACTCATGAAACATTTAGCGTGGTACTGGCCGGCATACGCTACGGCTGTGTACGGCTCTTATCTCATCATGTCCTAAGCACTCGCTTTTTGATGATCGCCTTTTTTAAAATCGAAACGTACTCGCGGTTATCATCTTTTACTTCGTTATCGTCGATCTCAACTTCCCACGTGCACACCTCGACATGCATGCGGGTTAGCGCGATGACCTTGCCCCATACGGTGCATTTCACCGGGGCCATATTGGTGCTGTGATCCCAGAATTTAACTTCGATTACGTCTCCAACCTTCATTCCTGTAGAATAGGTGGCTTTTCATCGTTTGCACGGCGAACTATGACCCGTTTCTCACGTTTCTTCACGTATGCTTCGCGAGCCCTTTTGGCGGCTTCCTTGCGCCAAGCATCAATCCACTTCTGAATAGTCTTGCCAGTGGCGTTAGGTGGCACCACGACGCCTTTACGCTCGCAAAATGCCATTGTCTCAGCGGATATAGGTTTGCGCTTTAACCTGCGGTCTTTTTTATTCTTACGCGTGCGAGCACTACGCTTACGATCGCTGGAAGTCTTTTCAACTGCGCTGCCAGGTCGTACTTTTCTGGCGAGTTCATCAAGTTGCTGCTTATACTCATCACTCTCAAGCCAATCTTTCAGTGCTTGCTTTTCTTCTGGTGTATTTTTTTTAACACTCATATTTTCCCTTGCTTTAGGCAATAAGAGACCTTATAGATCCCCAAGAGCCCTCTTAGACCAAACAGTCTTAGGTGGCTAGGTAGCTCGTCAAGAGTTGCCAAGTTTTACGGAATTCCCTCGGTAGCCCACGCTCTTATCAAAATCCCCCCTTACGAAAAAGAGAACTTCAACTTAGAGCCTAAAAGCCGAGGGCATCCCCCTGCCCGCTCTTTACGGTTGCAGGGTTTTTGGTACAACAACGTTAATAAACACTAAACAAACCGCCGGGGTAGCAATCAGATCCCCCTTTGCCGTATAGAGCTTAACAACTCCCAACAAGATTACGTTCAATGTCTGTAGTTCGCCGTTATCATGACTGGTCTCTTCTAAGAGTGTTTTCGTCATGTCCCCAAGTCGATATTGCTTTCGCTTTATCTAAGAGCGCCTAAGGCTCCTGCCGGTATCAAACAACACCTACAAACATCTTACGGGCTATGCGTGGTTTTCATGATTTACGAGTTAAAAAACCGCCAGTTCGCAATTAAAAACTCGTGAGTTGTAGAATTTGGTCCCCCCAAACTCGCTACCCAAAGGAACAGAATACAGGTTTTACGGCTCAAGCGCCAAAAATGCAAACATGTGACAAGTATTTTGCTAACGCGCACACACAACACACGTAGTCACACTTTCTACGCCGTAAACTAGAGTTTTCTTTGAAACGTGATAAAGCTGAATGAGTGTGAGCAGCACGGGAAGCTGTGGATTGGGGCAAAGTCAGCAATGGCAAAAACGGTTCCCTGGACACTGGAGACGTGCACGACTAGCTAACATGGGGCGAAGAGTAAAAACTTCGGTCAAGCCTCGTGGTTCAAGTCCACAGTCGTAGGAGTATACGCCTAAGCGAGAGTCGCGACTCGCCTTGCACAACATTTTTAAAGGGGAGACCACCAAACAATGAAGCTCACACCACACCTCGAACGATTCTTGCATTTCACAGAATCTCTTGCGCGTAAAAAGACGCCTGCAACTGAATATCAAAAATGGCTACATGTGATCGCTGAAAAGTTTACTGTAAACCGTAAACTATCAATCTCTGGCAGCAGGTTTAAACGCTTGCGCCGTAAACTGTGGGCTGAGCAAACCGCGCTTGAGAAAACTTGACATTCATACCGTGGCTTGGCTAGCCCAGTATACAAGCCTACGGGCTTAACACTA